GATGTTGCGGCATTGAGCATGGCCCTGACCCCATGTTCGGCCATTGTTATTACGCGGCGCGGGTGCGCGCCAGAGCTTCTCGGCCTTTCGGCGTCAGCATCTCGGCCGGGAGGTCGTCGAGTTCATACAGGTATTCGTAGTCGCAGCGGCAGTTGATCAGCCACGCTGGCATGTCATGCTCGTCGACATAGCCGTGCGGATGCTTGATCAGGCCGTCGCGATCCGCCCAGCCGTCGCGGATGACGTAGATCAGATTGTGCCGCTTGGCGTGTTCGGGACGATGCTGGCGGGCGATCTCGAATGTCGCATCCCACCGCCCAGCGATGGCCCCCGCCCCGGTGGCGACGATGTCGTTGACGTTGGACAGCATCTTGGCCGTCTGGTCGACCGCCACCCGCCGCGCCACCCAGCGCACCTCGCGCGCGGCCTTGGACATGTCCTTCTTTATGGGCGCGACCGCGACATCGGGCAGCCCGCCCGGGGGCACGGCGGTCACCCAGCCCTTGAAGCGTTGCACCGTCTTGGCGGTCGCCTCGGCCTTGTTGAGCCGGATCAGGTCAATCGCGGCGTAGATGCGCCGTTCGAGTTCGGCCCGGGCGTCGGGGATCAGCCGGTCGGCCGCCCATGGCTGGATGTTCTTGTGGGCGCGGCGGATCGATCCCTTGCCGAAGGCGCGCTTGAACGAGCCTTCCAGCATCCTGCGCACCCGCTCGCCCTCGGCCGCCAGCGCGGCGGGATCGTCGGCCGCTTGCTGGATGCGGTGCGACCATTCCTCGACCTCGGTCGGGTTGAGGTAGCCGTGCTGGGCGAAGTGGCGAATCGCGGCGGCGAGAAGCTCCTGAAGGTTCATTAAACCGACCCCAGAATCATCATTACATTGGTCCCAACTCGACGCGTTCTATGATAAGGGGCCGACCGCCCCGGGATTAGAACCAACGTGACACGGTATAGAAGATGCAGCCGACAATCTGGAGCGCCACCGCGCGCATGTAATTCCAGTTGTGGCTGGCGTCGGTCGGGGTCCGCCAAACGAAATAAACGCAAGCGGTGTAGACCACCGCCCAGAGAAGGATGGTGAACTCCAGCGCGAGAGCGACCGTCCTCACGCACGCACGCCCGAGCGTTTGGCGAGGCCGTCGATCACCGCCATGGTGTCACGCCTCGCCTTCGATCCATCGGGCAGGCGATTGATCGAATCGTGCAGCCGGGTGAGCGCGTGACTGACTTTGTCGTCCATGCTGTCGGCTGAAATCTTCTTCGGCTTCGGCATCGTCTGCTTCGGGAACGCCCCGCCCCCGTCGCCACCGCCCCCGCCCTCGCCGCCACCGCCATCCGAATCGCCGTCGCCATTCCCCCCGCTCTGGCTCAGTTGCTTTTGCTGTTCATCCGCTTGCTCCTTCTGTTCCTCAAGGTGGGATTCGAGCGCAGCGACATCATACTCCAGCGGCGTCTTGAACAGGCTGGACTGGTCGTTGATGGTGTCCGAAAGCCACGCCGCCATGGTCGCCTGATTGGACGGGTCGGAGATCGGCATCAGCGTCTGCACGGCGGCGATGGCCGAGTTGAGGACCACCTCCTCGCGCTTGATCTTCTCGCTCTCAGGCTCGGCGATGTAGTTCGGCCAAGTGGCGCTGAAGCTGTTCTTCCACGCATAGAAGGCCGAAGTGTAAGAGATGCGGCCGAACACGTTCGGATATTTGGCTTGCACCGTCTTGTAGTAATCCGGCCCCCACGCCCGGTGCATCGCGATCTCGTCGAACCACGCGTAATGCGGGTCCATCTCCTCGCGCATCATGTCGATGAAGCGGGAGACCCGGCGGGCGTCCTCGGTGCCCTCCGAGAAGCCCTCGACATAGGTCTCCTCGTTCAGCATCACGGCGGGCATATCCCCGGCCAGCGCACAGTTTTTTAGGATGTTGGCGCGCGCCATCTCCATCGGCGCTTGCAGGTTTTGCAGGTTGAGGCTCTCGATGGACTCCTCGGGCGTGACGTTGATGACGTTGCCGACCTCGGCCTCCTTGACCACCTCGCGCTTGTAGCCGAACGCGGTGCCCATGATGTTGTCGGCGATGGACCCGGGCATCTTGATCTTGGCGACGAGGACGCCCGCCTTGGTCGCCACCATGTCGTCGGTGATCATCGTCTTGAGGTAGCTCTTCAGCGGGAACCACGCCCGCTGGTAGACAGATCGGCCGACAAAGCCGAACGCGCCCGGGGTCCATTGCAGGTAGACCGGGCGCTCGTTGAACACGGTGAAGGTGCGCGAGGGGTGGTATTTCTCGCCCGAGACCGCGACCCCCTGATCGCTCGGCTTGAGAAAGTCTATCGCGTTGGGGTTCTGGTTGAGGACCAGCGACCCCGACGTATTGAGGGGGTCCCAGATGTTGAAGGCGATGCGCAGGTCCCTGAGTTGCTTGGGGATCAGCGGCCGGTCGGCCGGGACGCCCTCGGCGATGATGCCGCAGGTGGCGACGCCGTAGACCCGGGAGAAGGTCTTGGTGGCGCGGATCGCGTGCTTCGCGCCCAGCCCCTTGAACTCCTCGCCATAGGCCTTGATCGCGGTCGACGGCGCGCCCGGGACGGCGATGTCGCGCTCCTGAGACTGGGCGAGGACGATGGGGGTCTCGGCCATTTTCTGACCCAGCGGGTGGTAGGTGTAGACCACCTTGCAGGCCTCGTAGGACGGCATGTCGCCCGGGATCAATTCCGGCATCAGCATGAAGTCCTTGAGCGAGTTGCCGTACTCGCCCCCGGCCTTGTACTTGGTCATGGAAGCCATTGCGCCGCTCCTTGGCCCAAGTGTAGCCTCGACCGCGTAGGCTGACGATAGCGTTCTCAAAACGCGTTCAGCGATCCCCAGCGATAGGCGGGTCAGACCGCAAGCCCGTCATAAGGTCAAAACGGCGGGGGCAGGCGGGCCGAGGGGGGTCTCGGTCATGGTGCCTGCCCCCTAACCGCCGAAGTCGGGATAAACCCCGGCCAAGGCGGCTGGCGGGATTATAGCGCGTTTACGGCGCGCCTTCTTCAGCCTCTTGCGCCCGTCCGTGCAGGACGTAATCGCTCAAGCTCTCGGCCATCTCGATGGCCTGTTCCGGCGAAGTCGCGCCGAGTCTGGTCGCCATCTTCAGGCACCACTTGCGATGCAATTGCCACAACGCCTGTTCTTGATGCTCATCGATTTTGTCGAGTCGCTTGAGCCGCTCGTCAAGCTCGTCAGGCATGGCCGCCGCGCTCGCTCTCAGGCCCGGGGCGGGGGTCGGACCACGTCGGTTTCTGCCCGGTCATCTCCTCGACCATGCCGTCGAAGGCGAGCTTCATGCAGGCCATGAAGGCCTCCTTCACCTCGGGCCTGCCCTCGACCAAGCTCATTTTGATCTGGCCAAGCTGGACCACGTCGTCCATCGAGGTCTGGCTTTTCGCCCAGAAGGCCCGCCACCAATTGCCCTCGCGGCGCAGCGCAAGGCGGCCGATCTCCACCTTGTCGCTCATCGGCAATAGGCCGAGATCAGCGCGCCGAGGCCGAAGGCCAGCACTAAGCTTGCGAAAACGAGGGCGTAATATGTGCGGCGACGTAGACCAGTCGGACCATGTCGTCGTGCTTCGCCACCGCTTCCTCCCACGTCGAAGACCTGACGCATTCTTCCCCCGAATCGTTGCGGAAGCACATTGTCTCAAACAGAAGCGGCGGGCCATCGCCCCAGTTGTGGTCGAGGCCTAGAAAGACGGTCGAGACCCATAGGTCGTCGCCCTGAAAGGTTTGTTTGACGATGCGCTCGTCGTCATGCTCGGCGCACCATTCCGCCCATGCCATCAGCGAGCCGACCCGGGCCACCTGATGGTTGGGCAGGAGAACATACCAACGGCTCATCCCATTCCCCCGGGCGGAACCGGGTCCGAGGGGGAACCAAGGACCCGGCCCCTACAATCCCGGGCCGCCTGACTTGGGGGGCAAGTTTGTGTGCGGCAGGCCCGAGGACTGTTCTTTAATTCTCGGGGCGGGACCGGCGCTGTATTTCAAGCGTCCATCCCGCCCGTTGGCCGGTCTTTCACCCGGCGTGGGCCAGAAGCTTGCCTTCGCGCCATGCTCGCCCGGGGCGGGGAGATCACTTGCGGTAGTCTAACCGCGCCGGGTCCGCATCTCTTCAAATTTACGCAAACATGCCCAAGCGATTGACCCGCTTGCGCCAGCCCATCGCGGCCATGGCGACGAAGCCGAGCGCCAGCATCGCCCAAGTCTTCGGCTCGGGAACGGCGGTCGATTCCATCGATTGGTTAAAGCCAGTCACGCTCCCCAGACCGCGTAATGTGATCGATGCGCCCTCGGTCATTGAGTAAGGCCCGAGCGCCGAGAACGGCGAGATCAGCGAACCGGCGAACGAATCAGGGTCGGTGGTGGCGTGACCCGAGACGCTCTCCAGCAAGAGGCCCGGGGTGTTATTTGGATTCGCCCCCTGCGCGTTGAGCGGGTCGGCGAAGAACGACAGGACCGAATCAGGCGCGCCGATGTTCTGGTTGAAGGTCAGGCTGCCCGAATTGTTGATCGCCAAGACCGGGCCGATATAGCCGGTGTCGGAGGCCAGAAGCTTGATCGTCGCCGGGACGCCGCCCTCGTTGATGATCGAGGACGAGGATAGCTGAAGCTCGTTGATCGCGCCGCTGACCGACTGGGTGAGGGCGATCTGGACGAGGATGCCGCCGACCGTGGTGTTCACCAAAAGGAGGTTGTTTGCGCCGCCGCTCTGGTCGCAGCCTAGCTGGCCGTCGAAGCAGGTGAAGGTCGAAGCCCCGCTGGACAGCGCGATCTGCAAGCGCGCCTCGGCGGGCTGGGCGAAGGCGAACAAGCCAGCGGTAAGCAATGCAGCATTGAGAAGCGTCTTCATTTTCTAGGTCTCCTTTGACGTGCCAGTTCCCCCGGGACACTCGGCTGCCACAATGTCGCATGGCGGCATGACGGGAGCAATTCACCATATGTGCGCAGAACTTCACACTTGACGCAATTAAAAATTTAATGCGACAATTTATGCAGTGGGGCGTTTGATCAGGGAACGCTTCAATGACACCGACAATTTTACAGTTCCACCGCGCCAACGACTGTG